TTTGAAAATGGTGAAGTGATGAACATAACTCACGATTTAGTTTTCGCTTCAGAGAGTATGTTATATAAAGATGAGCCATGGGGCAACCAAAACTTGTTGGATACTTTTGGTGGTTATATACATGATAAGTTTAAAGATAATGAAATTTACAATGTAGGTGTGCTTGGCGGTACAGGTGAATCGATTAAATCTTTAGTGATAAATATTTTTGCATCTTGTGTTGGAAAGCCGATTCAGATATGTGATCAATCTACCTTTAATTTTATGATTTCTCAACCACCATATGTTAAGACATCTAAGTATTTGAAGTCAGAAGATGGGTGGGCTTGTCAATTAGGCACAACTGCTGACCCCGCTAAGATAGAACAATTTAAACCATTTTTATTGGAAGAATGCCCAATTATGGAGGGAGGTATAGTTAAAACTTCTACAGGAAAACCCTTTACAATTGTTCACCAATATGATAGGGTACCAACATGGAGACATATAATACAAATGAAGTATACAAAATAAAGGTGAATTATGAGTGATGAAATGATAATCATAGATACAGCAAGAGGTATAGTTAATACACCTCCACCAACTCCTAGGGTGCAATCGTTTACTGCCGATAAATGTTCTGGTTATGGATTGGGTGAATTGATAAAAGATATGAAAAATCCCATAGGGTTAGAGATAGGTAGTGATGTTGGTGATACCTCAGAGTTTCTTTTAAAATCGAACAAACAACTTTTTCTTCATACGATAGATCCATATGAAAATTATATTGATTGGAATGGTAGAAATTTGAACGAAAGAGAGTCAATGTTTCAAAGATATACAAAAAGAATGGAACAATTTGGTGAAAGGCTTGTAGGTTATAGAAAAACATCTGATGATGCTGTTAATGATTTTTCAGATGAACAATTTGATTTTATTTTTATTGATGGTTTACACACATATGAACAAGTAAAAAAAGACTGTGCAAATTATTATGATAAGTTAAAACCTGGTGGTATTTTTTCAGGCCATGATTTTACTGCAATACAAGGTGTGGGTAAAGCTGCTAAAGAGTTCGCACAAACTGTGCAAAAAGAAATATTAAACACCGAGTGTGATGTTTGGTACTGGTACAAATGAAACTAGCATTATGTTTATCTGGTCAAGCTAGAAGTTTTGAAAAAGGTTATGAATATCATAAGAAAAATCTTTTAGATCATTATGATGTAGACACATATATTCATACTTGGAAATGTGATAAAGCTGAAGAATATATAAAGTTATATAAACCTGTATCACATTTGGTTGAAGAACCATTAGAGGGTGATTTCGATACAAAATATACAGCACCAGATATGAAAAGACACCCACCTAGATTTGTTGTCTCTATGTTTTATAGTATGCAAAAATCATGTGAATTAAAAGTAAAAAAAGAATTAAAAGAGAAAAAAAGATATGACTGGGTCATTAAGTCAAGACCCGATTACGCTTTAAATATAGTCATACCTTTTAAAGATTGTGATGAAAATAAACTTTATATACCAAATTGTAGAATGGTACCTGAAAGAGATTTTGGTAACGACCAATTTGCATGGGGTTCTTCTATTATAATGAATAAAAGAATGACTGTATACCAAAACTTAAATCATTTTTATGACCAAGGTGTAAAAATGATTGGTGAAGACATGATGAAAGCTCAATTAAGAATGTGTGATTTGTACGGTAAATACTTAGAGTATGTAAATATGAATAATCCATTTCCACCTGGTGAATTTAATGGGACTTGGCACAGTTTAATCCGTGATGATATGTCTAATTGGCAAAAGTAATATATGTTAGCAAATAAAAATGTTGTGTTGATGAGTTCTGCTTTAGAGGCAGAGAGAGGTATAATCAGTAAAGAAGATAGACTACAACAAACAATTGACACCATTAAAAATGTAAGAGAAAAAATACCAGAGTGTAGTATACTTTTTACAGATGGTTCTCCTGGCATACCATCTGAGGAAAGTAGGCAAGTCATACAATCAATGGTAGATTTTTCCGTATACATGGGTGATAACGAACAAATAAAACAGTTTGCTAAAGCCCAAAGAAATAGTGAAGCTGAATCATGTTTATTAATTCACACTTTGATGTTATTTAAACAACATCCAAAGATAATGAAACTTCTATATTCAACTAAAAGAATATTTAAAATTTCAGCTAGGTCTGAACTGATTGATGATTTCAACATTAACATATATGATAACCCTAGTTTATATGCTAAATATATTTTCAAGGAAAGAATACCAACATGGATTTCAGATAAAACAATCACAACACATTTATTGATTACAAGATTTTATTCTTTTTGCCCTTCACTAATTGATGATTACATACAAACATTACAAAGAGTTTTAAATTCTTGTTTACACTACGGCATTGATTTTGAAAATGCACATTTTAGAGAGATAGATAAAAAATATTTAATTGAATTGAAAAAGATATATTGTAAAGGTATCATGGCCACAACAGGTAAAACGGAGATTTATTAGATAATGAACAAATTAGTTATTTTTGACTTAGATGGTGTTTTAATTGACTCAAGAAATTTACATTATAACGCTTTGAATATAGCACTAAAAAATGTTGATGAAAAGTATACAATTTCACCAGAAGAACATCTTTCAACATTTGATGGTTTAAACACTACCAAAAAACTTGAGATGCTACACGAACAAAAAGGTTTACCAAAAGATAAATTCAACCAAGTCTGGAAAGATAAACAAGAATCGACACGAACCTTTATTTACCATGCAACTAAGAACTCAGATGCCCGTATCATAATACAGAGATTGAAAAAGATGGGTTGGAAGATTGCTGTAGCTTCTAATAGTATAAGAGAAACGGTAAGAATTTCACTACACTCTTTAAATATTTTACAAGATGTTGATTATTATGTAAGTAATGAAGATGTAACACACACGAAACCATTTCCCGAAATGTATTGGAAATGTATGACAGTTCTCAAAGCATTACCAAAAGATACAATTATAGTTGAAGATTCACATATTGGTAGAGAAGGTGCATTAAATTCAGGTGCTACATTGTATCCAGTAAAAGACGCTTTTGAATTAAATGAAAAAGATTTTATGAATATGATTGAAAGCTTATCTGATATGAAAGATATTAAAGTGCCATGGAGGGATAAAAAAATGAATGTGGTTGTGCCAATGGCCGGTGCTGGTAGTAGATTTGAACAGGCTGGTTATACTTTTCCAAAACCATTGATTGATGTGAATGGTAAACCAATGATACAAGTTGTCGTAGAAAATCTAAATGTTGATGCACATTTTATATTTTTAGTACAGAAAAAACACTATGAGCAATATAATTTAAAATCCATTTTAAATCTAATATCTCCAGGATGTGATATAATTTTAGTTGATGGGTTAACTTCTGGAGCTGCAAGTACAACACTACTGGCAAAAGAATTAATTAACAATGATGACCCAGTTTTATTTGCTAATTCAGATCAATTTATAGAATGGGATGCTAATGAGTGTATGTACGCTTTTAGTGCTGACGATATAGATGCGGGTATGCTTACGTTTAAGTCAACACACCCTAAATGGTCTTTTGCTAAGCTAGGTGATGATGGTTTAGTTTCAGAAGTTGCAGAGAAAAATCCAATATCAGATAACGCTACAGTTGGTGTTTACTTTTGGAAAAAAGGTTCAGACTATGTGAAGTATGCAGAACAAATGATAGAAAAAGATATAAGAGTGAATAATGAGTTTTACATTTGCCCAGTTTTTAACGAAGCCATTTTAGACGAAAAGAAAATACGAATAAAAGAAATAAAAAAAATGTGGGGACTTGGCACGCCAGAAGACTTAAATCATTATATGAAACATCACAATGAATGATATAAAATTAATATCACATAGAGGTAACTTGGATGGTCGTGTGCCAAAGAAAGAAAATCATCCGAAATACATAATCAATGCAATTGAATCAGGTTATGATTGTGAAATAGATCTAAGAGTAAATGAACATGATAAACTTTTTCTAGGTCATGACGAAAAACAATACGAAATTGAAAAAGATTTTTTATTGGAATACCGTGATAAATTATGGGTTCATTGTAAAGATAGAAACTCTTTAAACAAAATGGTATCCGATGATGAATTTAGATCTGTAATGAATTATTTTTACCATGAAAATGACGATTACACATTAACAAGTAAAGGTTATGTTTGGGCCTATCCGAATAGACATTCAACAAACAATTGTGTTATGGTAGTATCAGATGAAAATACAATTCGTTTAATTACTGAATATGATTTGACTTTTGTTAAAGACCCTTTCGGTATATGCACAGATTGGGTTTCAAGGATTTAATTTGTATAAATAATAGGAAATTTAACTTAACAGCTGCAGAGGCTTATGAAATTCCTAGACTACATACAGGAAAACAAAGATAATCATGCCGTGATGTCATTCGGTAGAATGAACCCGAT